GATCAAGTTTTGACACGGACGTTAGCCCGCAGTACAGGATGTTTACCTACTTGATTCCTCTCTTTTTTATTTTCTTTAAATATCTATAGTTAAGTTTCACAAATATCGTAATCATAATAATCTCGTTGATCAGTTTCATTTAATTCAATCTCGTCTATTAACTGATCCAATTTCCAATCATTCAAATAAACTGCTGTGTATAACATTTTAACTCCTTATATTGATAAAATTAAACCTCTTTTCTGGAGCGGTTATCTTCAACTGTCCGATATTTTCGGACACTTAAAAAAATCGTTGCGCAATGCGCAATCATTCTGGCTTGCACAATATTGCACAAGCACTCTAATATCTCTAATACACAGTATAATACATTGTACATTACTTTGCAACACTATCTAACAAATATTTACATAGTATCATTTAATCAATAAATTTAATGTACAAGAATTAAATAATTCTATATAATCAATGCTATGTATAAGAAACCGATATCTAAAAAGTTAATTACTGTAGGCGCTAAAATCGAAATGGAACATAAGTTGGGCAAAAAAATGGCTAGGAAAATAGCTAAAGATCATATGAAAGAATTTACTGGATATTATCCAGCACTTAAAAAAATGGAAAAGAAATTAAAGAAACAAAAGAGAAAATAAGTATATCGCACGTCATTATACTATAATCGCGCGCGTTCATTAGAGCACAACAATATGAAAAAACGTGAATTTACAGATCAAGAAGTGGTTCAATTAATTAATGTAATGGTTCCAGATATAATGAATTTGAATTTATTGTTATCCGATATTTACAAAAAAAATACTGTTAATCACGTAATGCTAACGCGCATTTTATATCAATGTAAAAGTGTCTCGCCAGAAATTGAGTTTGCTCGAGAAATGTGGGAGGGTGCTCGCACTATTAGAGCACAACGTTATGCAGAAGACGCTAAGCGAGTTATGGACGATGTCGTGCCATTTATTGAGACGCCCTCCGGCGCGGGGTTGCGCGATAGTTCTGCATCAGTCGCTAAAGCAAAATATCAATCAGACATTCGATTCAAATTTGCGGCGTCACTTGATCCCCTAAATTGGGGGGACTATCAACACGAGTTGAGAGTATTGCAACGAGAATTAAACGAATTGAAAAAGCTGATCGAATCTAAATATAAAAAATAATGCACTTGATAAACAATATCCAAGCTGAACTCAATTTTTTGAGAACACAAAACGTTATTGCTAGTAATGGTCCAAATATTAAAATTGATGCAAATACTATCAATTTTTCAAATGTTGGAATTGTTTATGTTCCAGAACCAACGCCAGCTAAATTCCATGAATCAAACGCTCTGGTTAGATTAATCATGGGAGCATACGGAAGCGGTAAAACCTCTGCGTGTATAGCTGATATTATCCTGCGTGCTGCTCGTATGCCGCCGTGTGTTGATGATGTTCGGCACGTTAGAATAGCTGTAATTCGAAACACATACGCTGAATTAGAAACAACCACGCTTAATTCTTGGGATAACTGGACGCTTGGTTTTGAGACAGTTGAGCGTCACAAAAAGCCAATCATTTATTTGTTACAGCGTTGCAATGATGGACTGGGAATAATAGAACTAGAAATAATATTCTTGGCTCTTGATCGAGAAGACGACGTTAAAAAGATAAAGTCGTTAGAACTAACATATGCGTTCATCAACGAAGCATGCGAAATCCCATTTAGTCTAGTAAGCCACATTTTGGGAAGAACTGGAAGATATCCAACGCAACAAATGTTACAAGGAAAAAGATTTTGGCACGGAGTGTTGATGGACACAAACCCTCCGGATAGTGATCATGCAATCTATCGAGTATTTGAAGTTGAGAAGCCAGAGAGTTACGAAATATTTCATCAGCCACCAGCAATTCTAAGGTTGGAAGATGGTAGACATATAATTAATCCGGCAGCTGAAAATATCAGTCATCATCAACAAGGAGCTGATTACTATTTGAACATGATCAAGGGCGCTACTATAGAATTTGTTAATGTATATGCGATGGGTAAATATGGATTGGTGATGAGCGGTAAGGTTGTTTATCCAGCATACAATGACGATCTACACAGCACTACAGACATCGAGTTGAGTAAACAAGAGGACGTTATTGTCGGATGGGATTTCGGAGTGCTAACAAGTGCGGCGTTAATATGTCAAATAATTAGTTGTCAGATAAGAGTAGTAAAAGAATTTATTGTCGAACGCGAAGGGTTTAAAGAATTTGCAGAGCATATAGTTCTACCATATCTGCGTACAAACTTTCCTCAATGCAAAATAGTTTCTACTGCTGATCCGTCTGGAGTTGCTGCAAACTATACGAACTTGTTAAGCGGCATTCAGATATTAAATGATCTAGGACTTGTTACTATTCCTGCATTAACAAATAGCATCGATCAGAGAATAGAAAGCGTACAAACAGTTTTATCTAGGCTGATCGGCGGAAAAGCTGCTATAATAATTGATCGTAGTAATTGCTCGAATTTACGAAAAGGATTTTTAGGGAAATATTGTTACAAACGTATCAGAGTTTTGAATGAGGAAAAGTATCGTGATGTTCCAGATAAAACACATCCATTTTCCGATATTCATGATTGTTTGCAATATATTTGTTTATACCTTGTTGGCGGAATTATGCGCGATAAAAAAGATACTAATTTTAAAGCACAGGACTGGCAATTGCCGTCTACCAACAATAATTGGCAATGGAGACAGTAATCATGGGAAATTTTAACGAAATTGATAAAACACCGATCGAAGATTTTAATACTGATACCGACACAATAAAAAAGATAGAACGTTCAGTTGACCTTTGGTATGACTATTTCACATCAAACAATGATAATGCCTATGAAGATATGAATTTTGCTTTAGGCAATCAATGGGAGGCATTTGAAGCTGCTGAATATAACGTCAGACAAAAGATTATGCTGACGCATAATGTTTTATATTCTTTTGTCACAAACATTATTGGTGAACAAAGACAAAATACTCCAACGTTTGAATTACGCAGTTTGGATAATAATACTGATCAAAAGTTATTAAATTTCTATAATAATTTACTACGTTTTATCGATTATAAGTCCAATGCTGATTATGCCCGACAAGTTGCATTTATGAATGCTCTGTTGTGTGGTTATGGTGCATGGCGCGTAATGATTGATTTTGAAGATTCAACGTCGATGAATAAGCAATTAATCGTTCAGCCGATTATAGATATTCAGAGTGTATATTTTGATAGAAACGCACGAACTCCAACCAAATCCGATGGAATGTATTTTGGTTTATATACGACAATGAGTGTTGAAGAATTCATAGAAAAATATCCGGACTTTGAAAATCCAGTTTCTTTGATGCCACCACAAACAAGGAGTAATTATTTTTACTGGAGAGATACTACTGGTATAACGGTTGTTGAGCATTTCCACAAAGTTTTCAAGCAAGAGAAACTGTATAAATTATCGAATGGCGAAAGCGTTTTAGAAAAAGATTTATCAAAGAAAATGCGCGATCTTGAAGAAATACGAAAGATATATCAGACTCGATCAGATACAGCGTATTTGATGGCTGCTAGATTGGGTAATCAAATGCCAAGTAAGAGACAAATAATTCCAAAAGTTAAAATCGTTGATGATAGAAAGACAGAAGTTGCAACAATCAAACATTATAAAGCTATAAAAGGGCATATTTTAGAAGAAGGTATTTTTCCTGGTGAGAATTTACCCGGTATTTTTGTTGATGGTGATAGTCACTGGTTAGATGGTAGACAATCAACTAAAAGTTACATTCATTTTGCTAAAGATACGCAGAAATTCCTGAATATGATTATGAGTGATCTTGCACAGCTTGCCAAAGTCGGACACAAGGGTGAATTTCTAGCTACAGAAGCGATGATTGGTGATTATAAAGAGATGTGGCGCAATCCAGAAAAAACCCATGCTGCTAGAATGTATAAACCAGACCCACTTGCCCCTACCGGTAAACCAGAATATATACCGCCCGCAGAATTACCCATGTCGTTGGTTAATCAAGCTAGTAATCTATATCAGACAATACAATTGATATTAGGTCGATCAGAAGCAAACAGAGGAGATCAAGGAAATGAAATTAGTGGAGTAGCAATTGCGAATAGAGCCAAACAAGGAAATACTTCTGTTTTTACATATATTGATAATTTAAATAAGGCAGTAGAACAGACTGCAAAGATATGTTTGAACTTAATACCAGAAATCTATATGGAAAGAAGTAATATGCCATTAAGAAGTAAAGATGGTAAAATTTCTAGTATTGAACTTGATGATAATATTAAGAAACAAATGGCCGAAGCCAAACTAGATGTTTCAGTAAATATTGGTCCAGCTTTTGAAATTCAAAAACAAGAAGCGTTTAATCAATTAATAACGATTGTTCAAGCATTGCAATTACCTCCAGCAATAGTAGCAGACCTAGTTGCTGAAAATACCAATCTTGAAAATACACCGCAACTTGTTGAAAGAATTAAGAAATTTGTAGTAAATCCTGCTGTAATAGCATTTGAAAACGGAGAACCACCACCACCAACTCCGCCTAATCCACAGTTACAAATTGCACAAGAAGAAGCTAAAGCACGATTGATGGAAGCACAAGCTAAGATTGCAAAAGTACAACAAGATAGTCAGACATCTCAAGTTAAGGCAAGTGCTGAAATTCAGAAAGCAAAATTAGAATTTGGCGCTAAGGTTGCTGATGTTCAAATGAAACAAGTTGATCATCAACACAAAATA